CCGATGTCGGTGTCGGTAATCTGCTGGATGAGGTCGAGCGCCGTCGAGGAGTCGATAGGCGAGTCCCAGTAGTAGGGCTCGGTCGAGGCGTAGCCCTTGTAGGTCGCAGAGCCGTAGGCGACGTAGTTCTGGTAGCCGTTGGCGATGTAGTAGTTCGGGACGTTGAACGTCGAGACTGCCGAGGTCGTGCCACCGGTGATAGATCCGAAGCCTGCCAGGGTAAGTATCTCGGCGATGCGGTCGCCCGAGTAGACCTTGGTGGTGGTCACGGGGAAGCCGAGCTGCAGCATCGTGCCAGCCTTGTAGCGCTGCTGGACTTCGGCGGCGATGCCGGAGAGGTTGGACAGGTTGGCGATGACGATTTCGTCCGTCTGGCCGTTGAAGCCGAACACGCCGGAGAGTGAAGCGCCGACGGCGACGTTCTGATAGGCGTAGAGAGAGGTCGAGGATACCGAAGCGCCGAGGCTGTAGAACTGGCCGTCGCAGTAGAGATATACCTGCCCCGACGAGCCCGAGCCAACTGTGACTAGGCCGACGTGATGCCAGTAGCCGTCGTTCACCTTGACTGCGCTCGTAGCCGCTCCACCATTGACCGAAGCCTGCAGGATGCCGGTGGAAGAGATGCTGACGATGATTGTGTTCGTGCGAGAGCCGCCCCAGTTCACGCTCAGGACGGTGTTGCTCTGCACTTGCTGACCGAGGATCCATAGGTCAATCGCACCGAACGAGCCGGAGTTGGTCGAACTGGTTGGGATAGTGATACCGCCCGAGGCGATGTTTCCCTGACCAGAGAAGTCCACACAGCCGTCGGTGTCGTAGATAAGCGCCCCGTGGTTGGGGTAGGAGACCTGACCGGAGAACGTGCCGTTGTTGCTCGAGACGTAGTCGTAGCAGGTTGTCAGATAGGCCACGCCTGAACTGGTCGAGGATGCGCCGGAGGTCGTAGACACGCCCGAGACAGTGAACGAAGTCGAGTCGGCTGCGGAGATAGTGGCGTTCGATTGGTTGAGCGTGGAGAGCCCTGCCAGACCGGTGACAGTGACAGTCGAGCCGACTGCGAACGTGGTGTTGGTATTGACCACCTGGTACTTGATTGACGAGCTCGAGAGCGCCGTGGCAGAGGTGACGGTCGTAGACGAGTAGTTGGAGCAGCGATACCACGACTGGGTAGACGTGGAGGTGGCGTACTGCTTCCAGAACGAGGGGCGGTAGAGGTACTTCAGGCTGAGGTACTTCAGCAGGTCGCTGGCCTCTACGTCGAGGTCGGAGTTCAGAGCGTCTGACAGTTTCTCCGTAATGGAGTCAATGATGCCCCAGAATACGTTGTAGCCCGTGCTCGCCCACGTTCCGGTAATGGCGATAGGCAGGCGAGGGGTGATGACGTTCGGCGATCCGTTGAAGAAGCCGTCTCGGTTGTTGAGCGTCATCTTCAGCGTCGTGGCCTCGATGCGGTCTAGGTAGTGCTGCTTCCCCGTCTTGGTCGTGAAGTCTCGCAGGTAGACCGAAGCGTCAGTCCAGTAGTTCACGCCGCCGTACTGCTGGACGAACGAGACCTGATTGGCCGTAGCCAGGGTGTTGCCGCCCAGCGTGGGGTTGAAAGCGATGTAGACCTTGATTGCTGGAAGCGAGGGGAGCGTCACGACAGCCTGCGCTTGGTGGTCGGAGCAGGCTTAGGGCGCTGGGCGTTAGGCCCGTAGAGGTTGCCCATAGTGCGAGCCTGCTTCGTCTGAGCGATGCGGATAGCGTTCGCCACGGCCTTGATGAAGTTGGGGTCGTCGAGGAGCTTCTTCGCCAGAACGTCGAGGTCGATGTTGATAGTGACGTTCTCTTGGGTCATTTGATGTTCACCGTCAGGGTGTAGTTGCGCTTCGTGTCTTGATTAGCGAAGTTTAGAGCAGCCGTGTTGAACTGCGCTTGGGTGATTTTGTTAGTGCCGACCAGCGAGTTGAGTTCGCTGAGTTGGTTCTGAAGAATGAAAGTGCCTTCGGGCAGACCTGCGCCACCAACATTGACGTAGCCGCCTGACCCCTTGGGAGCGCCGCTTGGGCCAGTGTTATTGAGACCGAGGGCGTTCGCTACTTGAGTGAAGCCATAGAAAGGCGACGTTGGGCTGTTTGGGTTCGAGTGTCCGTGGATGAAACTCCACGTTTCGAGCAGACCGAGGGCGGCGGTTCCGATAGCCAGACCGATAGGGCCAGCGAGGACTTCTGCTTCAGCGCCGAACGCTGCGGCGACCTTGTTGCCGATGTTCACGGCCTTGACTGCCAGAGATCCGGCGAACACAGCGCCCAGCACGTTGCCGATTTGACTGACCGCTCCAGGGTGAGTTGTGAGGTAGTTCATAGCGCCCGTGATGCCGTTCACGGCGGTCTGGACGTAGGGGATGAGCGTCAGTCCGAACGTAGTGGCGGAGTTCACGAACTTTGTCTCGATAATCTTCATCTGCGTATCGAGTTGCTTTGAGGCCACGCCGAACGCCGTATTGAGACCTGTGCCAGAAGCAGCGCCCAGCGCCTTGACGTTGCCAGCCAGAGCGCCGATGTGGTTGGAGAGGTCAGAGACCAGACCAACGGATCCAGGCCCGAACGTGCCACTGATGAGGGTGTTCATCGAGACGCCGGTTTTCTTAGAGACAGTCTCGAGGTATTGGAGCGTGTCCACCAGACCAGTGCCAGGGTGACGGGCGACTGAGGCGAGGGTCTGGGCGTTGATGCCGAGCTTCTCCATAGCCTTAGCGGAGGCGGTGGTCGGGCTCTCAATCTTGTTTAGACCCGTGGCCAACTGGGTGTATGACCGAGCGTTGTTGTATCCGGCAGCCGAGGCCACGTCAGAGACAGAGGCGATTTCAGCGAGGCTGACACCGGCGGCGGCGAGTGCGCCTCCGACCTTGCCAGTCAGGGCAGAGGTCAGGGAGTCCAGCGATCCGAGGTGGCGCTTGTTTGCCTCGACCATAAGGTCAGACACGGCGGCGACGGACATTCCCTTAGCGATTTGTAGGTTCTGGATACCTACCAGAGTCTGCGTCGTCTGGGCCACGTCGCCCCCAGTGACCACAGCCTGCTTTGCGGCGGCGGTGACGAGGTTCTGAGCTGCGGCCCCTTGGATGCCAGCCTTAGAGACCTGAAGATAGGCGGCGGCGATGTTGGCAGAGGAGATGCCCGTGACGTTGGAGATGCCGAGAATGGACTGGCCTGCGGCGTCGGCCTGCTCTTTGGTCAGCCCAGCCTGGTTCTGAAGTTTGTCCAGCGCCTCGTTGAACTTCAGGGCGCTATCGACAGCGAAGCCAGTGAACGCTATGCCAAGCCCAGCGACAGCAGTTGTGGCGGAGTTAGTGAACTTGCTGAACTTCGTCCCAGATGCGTCAGCAGCCAGACCGAACTTGCCCATCTTGAGCTCGGCCTCGTCCATCTTCGCCATATATTCCTTGGTGTCGGCGAGGAGCGTGGCGATGACTGGGGACAGAAGCGGCATTGGTTTCCCTTAGATAGTTTGCGCTGCCGTGACGAGGTCAGCGTAGAGGCGTGTGAGTTGGTCGTGCGATTGCTCGAGACCAGGCTGTAGGAACGGGAACGGGCGAGTGGTGTAGTACGGGAAGTGGCCCGTGCCGGTGTAGCCCAGTTCTACCCTGCGCCCATACTTGACAGTCGGGCCGGTCTGCGAGACCCACGAGGAGCCCTGTCGTCCGACGTAGGTGACACGGATAGAGCGTTGGAGGTTGCCGGTGCGACGGGTCGGGACAGGCCAAGCGTCAGAGCGCCAAGCATCAGTCGCCTGCGCTTCCTTGCCGCCGATGAACTGCTTGCGAGCATTACCGGCGATGACCTCACCACCTTGGCGCACGAACTTCTCGGTGGCGGCATCCACCTTGCGCTTCTGGGCTTGTATGCCAGCGTCGAACTTGCCTATTCCATTGACTTCGATACCGCTAGCCATTGGCCACCTCCTGCTCGGTGCGAGCGATTGCGAGGAGCCAGTCCGTCACCTGTTTGGGCTGAGAGAGGAAATCCTCGTGACTACCGCCATAGACCTTGCGGAAGCGGTGCTCTCGGTAGTAGTCCAGCAGCTCAGGGTCTACCTCGGTGGACTTACCCTCGAGGGCGGCCTTTAACTTGCCGAGTCGGCGGTAGGCGCTTTTGGGTCTACGTCGGGCTCCGTGTTCACCGTAGATCCGTTGAACTCAAGACCACAGGCCTCAGAGAGTGCGTCGAACGTTGCTTTGGGCAGGTCGAGCGCACTCTCCAAGGTCGGCAGGTCGCCTAGTGTCCACTGCTTCACCAGACCCACGATGAGCTGAGCCTGGTAGCCGTCAAGGTTCGCCTGGTCGTCCTCGGAGATGTCGGCAAAGAGGCCCCACGTCTTGGGGTCGTGGTCGTCGAAGCCGAGGGTGGCGAGTTTGGCGGCGGTTCCGGCTGCTCGCATATAGGCACGAGAGATAGCCCGAGACGTGCGCTCGGTGATTTCTTCTCGGCTGGCGATGACAGCAGACTGGTTATTGGGCAGTGAGACGATAGGCATTGTTTCCCTTTCTTAGTGATGCTTTAGTACGAAGCTGACTGTCCGTTGATGACGGTGGTCTGAATAGGACTGTAGCCGGTGGTGGCGTCAGTGGCGTTAGCGTTGGCCGTGAACTCGACTTCGAGCTCGGTGTATTCCTTGCCACGGGTGCGCTTGATTGAGTGGATCTGCGCAGCCGACATCGTGAGCGCTACCGAGTGGTTCGTGCTCGAGGTCTGGTCGTTGGGGTCGGTCAGGGTGACGACGATAGCCTCGGGCGAACGGGTCAGACCGTATGCGCCGGAGCCGGTGGAGAATACGTCAGCCGTCGAGTTGATGACGAACGTGAACTTGCCAGTCACTTCGATAGGGCCAGCGAACAGGTTGTAGGGAGCCTGCGTGCCGAGCGTGAAGATTGGCTGGGTCTTGCGGCTGATGCTGATTTCGCCCGTCGAGACGTTGGTGTACGTCGTTCCGCCGATTGAGACCACGGTGTTCCAGGCTGGGATGAGGTGCTCGGCAGAGAGGCTCTGCGTAGCGAACACCGTTGGGGCGCTGGTGTAGGAGGTGTAGGGGTTGCCCAGATACTTCACCGTCGCCTCGGCAGCAGCGTCAGCGCCGAACGTGATGCCCAGCGTGTCGGCCTGTGCGCCGGTCACAGTGAAGTAGTTAGCGCCGTCGAAGTCCAAAATGGAGTAGGTGGGGGGCTGTGAGCCGGTTGCTGAGTTGTTCAGCACCTTGATTGTGTGGCTGTAGGGGCCTGCGCCGGTCTTGGTGTCCGTGCCACCGAGGATTGAGCGGAGCAAGACGGGGAACGTGTCAGCGAAGAGGTAGGTCTTGAACTCGAACTCGTCGTGACGAACGCCCTGCACCTGGTCGTAGACAGTCGTGGGTGAGCCACGAAGCGCCTCGTCTCGCAGGAACATCTGGTTGGGGGTGATCTGTGGCGTCGTGACGGGCAGCCAGTAGCTCGTGCCAGTCGTGGGGAGCGTTCCCTCGGTGGTCTCGATGACCATTCCGAGGTACGAGTTTGCTGTTAAGAATGGGCCGGCCATTGGATTTCCTTAGTTCGTAGGGGTTGGTTCGGTTGATGCGGTTGCGTCCGTCACAGGGGCTTCTGGGGCGGTCACAGGGGCTTCTGCTGGTGCAGGAGTAGGGGTGCTGGCAGTCCAGCGTCCGTCGGCTGGGTCAGTGTCGAGCACGGTCACGTTGGGGATAGCGACGAGCACGTTTCCCGAGGTGTCGAGGATGTTGGGGTAGATGCGCTCTTCCGAGCCGGTGTAGGTGAATGACATATCGTTCCTTATGAGATGTAGGAGTTGGAGTTGGTGATTTCGATAACACGGACTCGCACCGTTGAAACTACCTGAGTCACTGAAGCGGATCCGTTGATTTGACGGGGGTAGTAGGACGTGACTTCGATGTCCTGGCCGCCGTTGGTCAGACCCTCGCCCCACTGAAAGATAGGGCCGTTTCCGCCGCAGTTCTTTGAGGCTCGGATAGCGTTCGTGAACGAGTCGATAAAGGTCTCAGCGTCCACGCCAGCGTCCTCAGTCTTGCGCTTGTTGGAGCGGAAGATACAGGTGAACACG